ATGGCGAAGGCGGTATTACTGGTGAGGGTGCTGCCTATGCTGACACCGAACCTGAATATGGTTACTGTACGATTACGAAGGTCAAAGTAACTGCATATACGGAAATCACCGAGGAGCTTGAAAAACTCCCTGCTATTCCTTATCAGGCAGAGGTTATTAAGAACATCAATGTTTCTCTTCGCAAGAAGATTTCTCAGCAAATCTTGAAGGGTGCTGGCGATTCTAATACCTTCACTGGTATTTTCTCTGACAAGGCAGTAGCTCTTGCAGAAAGCAAGCCGCTTTACATTGATGAAATCAACGAGGACACTCTTGACGATATCATCTTCGCTTATGGTGGTGATGAAGAGGTTGAGGGTGGTTCTGTTCTTATCCTTAACAAGAATGACCTTCGTGCTTTTGCCAGACTTCGCACTAAGGAAGGCAGAAAGGTTCACACTATCGATTACAAGGCTTGTACGATTGACGGCATCCCTTATGTAATCAATTCTAACTGTAGTGCAATCAGTGATACGAATACTTCTGACGGTGCGTATTGCTTGGCTTATGGTTCTCTTACTAACTACGAAGTGCCTATTTTCAGTGGCGTTGAGATTGGTAAGAGTACGGACTACAAGTTCAAGGATGGCATCATCTGTTACAAGGCATCCGTATTTACTGGCGGTAACGTTGTAGGTTTTAATGGTTTCCTTCGCATTAAGAAAGGTACTGAACCTGCAACTACTAACGACTAAGGTACAAACAATACAGGTCAAGGCTAGAGTGAGTTGCTAAGGCTTAATTCAAACCGAGTAAACAGGAACAATGAAATGAACCGAGTAAAAGTAAAATGGTACAACAAAATCCTCTATAGTGGCTCGTCCACGTATGAAAGTAGAATGGAACAATGAAATGAAAGTAGTAAGAGTAAAACGGTACATGAAAGGGGCGAAACTGAAAAACGTGAAAAAGGAGTGTTGCGTATGACGAGTAAAAAACGAGAACCTGACAAGTTCTTACTAAAGGTCAAAAAGAGTTTAATGATACCAGCGGAAGACACATACGCTGATGATGAGATAAGCCTACATATAAATGCTTGCGAGGTGCTGCTTTCAACGGCAGGTGTCCCTTCTAGCGTTTGTAGTAGTGATAACGCATTGGTTGAAGGACTAATTCTCATCTACGTGAAGACTTATTTTGGCTTCAAAAACGATGGAAGCGTTAAGGAACTGCCAGCTAATTTTGATATGTTGCTTAGGCAACTAGCACTCTCAATTAGGGAGGACGCCTAATGTTTCCTAGCTCTCCCAACATATCCCTTACTCTAGCCTGTATTGTTGGACAGCAAGATTTACTTGGCAACAAGGAACTTGTTATAAAAAGCTCTAAAGAGGTTGTGGGAATATCCAAATCCATAACCTCTCAAGAGTTTCAAACTTCTGTAATGTTAAGCAAGCAATTTGACCTAAAGGTTGTGCTTCAGGCTTTCATTTACGGTGGACAAAAGTATGCCATCATCAAAGATGAAATTTATAAGATTGAGCGTACATTTGTGAATGGTCAATTTATTGAACTTTATCTTACACTGACTCAGATCAAGAAGGAGGAGTTGCAATATGATAACAAATCTTGATTCTCTTGGTATGAGTTTGTCGAAGATTGTCGAGGAGTATGCCGATGAGGTATCCGAAGAAGTGGTTAAAACACTAGACCATACAGCAGATAATATTCTTTCTTATATCGCAAGTAACTGTCCTAAAACAGATAGCGGAAGCGAGCATCTAGCCGATTCTTTTATTAAAACGGAAGTAGGTAACGGTGTTAATAAAACCATCTTTATTTCATCCAAGACAAAAGGCAGATTAGTACACCTGATTGAGCTTGGTTTCAAGCATAGAAGTGGTAAGCACGTGGCGGCTAGACCGTTCATGCGACCTGCTTATGACACCTTTACACCAGAGATGCTTGAAGACATAAAACAAATTATAAGTGGAGGTAAAGTATGAGATTAGAAGAACTTTATTCCATCTTAAAAAGCGTTTTACCAGAGAAGGTCTTTTACGGTATGAACATATACGATAACAACGATAACGCAGAAATGCCATACATCGTTTATCAAGAAATAAGCAAACGTGCGATAGGCTATCATGACGATAAGCCTATTTTATTTTCTACCGTTATTCAGATAACTTTGGTTACAAAACGCAAAGACCAGAACCTTGAAAAAAGGCTCGAAGAAACACTACTAAATAACAATATCAACTACTCGCTCACAAGTGAGTTCTTAAACGCAGACCGCTCAGTGAATCGAGTTTACGAAATCAATAATATGGAGGAATAAAAATTATGGCAAACAATATTGTTACTTTCGGTTTAACCAATGTCCATTATGCGAAGGCTACGCAATCAACTGATGGTAGTTGGTCTTTTGCTACACCTGCAAGACTTAAAGGTGCTCAGGAATTCACGAGTGATATTATAGGTGGTTCTACACCTGTTTACGCAGACGACCAAGTGGTAGCAACACTTAACCAAAACGCTGGTCGTACTATTTCGCTTAAGGTTACGGAACTCCCTGATGAGTTTAAGACAGATATCTTGGGCTACAAGAAACTTGAAAATGGTAACTTGGTGGAAATCGCAAATGCTCCCGTTGTTACTTTCGCACTTGGTATTCAGTTCTCTGGAGATGTCAAAGCTCGTAGAGTTTGGTATTTCCTTTGTACTGTAACTCCTGTTTCGGACGGTACTAAGTCTAAGACTGAGTCGGTTGAGGCAAATGCTACAACTCTTACGATTACGGTAAGACCTATTGAGGCAAATGATGATAACCTTGTAAACCAAATCACTGCAAGCAAGGGTGATGCAAATTATGATACTTTCTTTGCAACAGTACCTGCTATTCCTAATATCGACGGAGGTAAGTAAGAATGGAAAAAGTAGTTAATATCGGCAATAAGGAGTTGCAGCTTCGTTCTTCGCTTCTTACTATCATCGCATATAAAAACACCTTTGGTACGGACTTGTTTGATGATATCGCACAGCTTTCCGTTAAGGAAACCAAGAATGGCGTATCCAACATTTCGACCGTAATCAAGGTGCTTTTTCAGATCATTTATATCTTGCATAAGCCTTTTACAAAGCAGACTTTTGAGGAGTTTGTAAATGAGTTCGATTTTTCTATTCTTAGTGACAACAAGGCACTTGAGGAGATTACGAATATCATTACCGAAGTATTAGGCTCGGTAAATGCCAAAAGCAACGGGAGAAAAAGCGTCCCCACAAAGTAAAAGCTCAAGGCATAAGCCGACAAGCAATGTAATATTCAATTTAGCTCAAATGGGTATCTCTCTTCGTGACGCAGAGTTCATTGAAATTGATACCTATTTTGAGTTATTGGATTTATTCAGAGAATCAATGTCTGGTGAGAAGAAACCTAGACCTGCAACACAGGAGGACATTGATGCATTTTTACTTTAAAAGGAGGTGAGCAAAGTGGCAGAAACAATTAAAGGCTTGAATATTAAACTAGGTCTTGATACTACCGAGTTGAATGAGAAACTCGGCAAGTTAAAGTCTGAACTTAAAGAACAGCAAAACGACCTGAAGGCTATTAATGCAAAGCTGAAGTACGATCCTACCAACGTTGACTTATGGAAGCAAAAGCAAGCCAAATTGAATGAAACTTTGCAAACCACTAAGCAACGCTTAGAAGCTCAAAACGCCAAACTTGAAGAGGCACGAAAAGCCGTTCAAATTGGTGCGATGAGCGAAGAAGAGTTCAATCGAATCAGAAGAAGCGTTGAATATACCGAAGCAGAAGTATCTAGGTTGAATGCTGAACTTGGCAAAACGGGTGATAAGATTACTGCTCTTGGTAATGCCAAATGGGATAAACTTGCAAAAATTGGTGGAACACTTACAAAGTCTATAACACTACCAGTCATAGGTGCTGCGACTGCTTTAGGTACACTTTCTTTCCAAGCATTAAATACTGCTGATGAAATAGGTGACAGTGCATCCAAGATTTATCTATCTGCCGAGGCATACCAAGAGTGGTCTTACGCTTGTGAGATTCTTGCTGTAGATATGAATCAAATGCAGAAAGCCTTTGTCAAAGTGAATGCTTTGCTAGGTGATATTGCAAATGGGGATATCGACCAAGTTAATAAAAAGCTCGCACTTGTAGGCTTGACCGCTGAAGATCTTGCTGGACTTGATACAGACCAAGCTTTCACGAAGATTAGAAATGCTTTAGCTGGTCTTGGTGATGAAGCACAAAGGACTGCTGTTGCTAATGAAATATTCGGTGATAAACTGGGTGCAGAACTAACTCAGGTATTATCTGCAACTGAAGAACAAGTTGATTCTTTAAAACAAGAGGCACGTGATCTTGGCATCATCACAAACGAGGATGCTGAAGCTGCAGGTGCTTTTACAGATGAAATTTCCAAGCTTCAAAGGTCAATGACAGCCTTGAAGACAGAACTAGCAATGGCATTTTTACCGTTGTTAAGTTCTCTCGTAGATACACTTCAAAACAAACTAGTTCCAGCTATTAGAAATTTAATCGAGGGTTGGAACGAATTATCCAGTTCGACAAAAGGTTTCATCGGTGTCCTAACGGGTATCGTAGTAGCCATTGGTCCTGTCCTAACCATCATCGGAAAAGTAGTACCAATGGTTAAATCAATTATTACGGCTTTTACAGCCACTAAAGGTGCGGTGACAATTGCAGGAACTGCGGTCAAAGCATCTACGCTTGGTTGGGTAGGTTTAATTGCAGCCATTGCTATTATCCTTCTTCAAAACGAGAAGTTTAGAGAATTGCTAGGTAGAATTATCGACCTGCTTGGCAATGTAATCGGTAGGCTAGTTGAGTTTATCGGTGACGTTTTAGAAGCTTTAATGCCCATTTTAGAGGCATTGATGGAGTTAATAAACGCCATTATCGATGTGCTTGTTGACCTGCTGAATAAGATTTTAGATCCGATTGAAGATTTGATAAACGTCATCCTTGACTTGATTATGGAGCTTATTCCAGTCATTAAAAAAGTCGTGGATGCGGTTATGCAAATTCTCGTACCAGTGATTGATTTGATTATGGTCATTCTCGATCCTATTGTTGAGATTTTGACTATCATCATCGAGCTGGTTGTGGACATTATAGGCGTTGTTATTGAACTCATAAATATGGTGTTAAATCCTATTATGCAGATTCTTAACTTGCTAGCAGACATCCTTGTGGTAATCGGTCAAATTATAGGTCAGTTGATAGAAATTATCATCACTATAGTTGAACCAG